TGGATACATCCTTACTGACTGCTTAGTGTAATACACTCTATAGGGATGACATGTGCGACAACCACAAAGTAAACTTACTAGCTGAAAAAGATGCGGACAAACGTGCCGTTGAAGATCTTTCGAAACAACTCAAAGGTCAATCAGGAGAAGTCGCACAATTAACAAAATCCAAGATCAAAGAACTCAAGACTTTGATCAAAGCAGAGAAGCAAATGAAATCAGTCCTCGCAAAATCGAGAACTAGATTTTTAAAAACTTTAGATGATGCAGTGAAAGCAACAGACCCATTGACTTTGTTATCTCTACCTAGAGATCAAATGATTGAGTTTATAATTCGTGGAGGATTTGATCAGTCCATTGATGAGTTCATCGAACAGACTGACTTAATATCCAAAGCCGTTGAGAATACTGCTAAGATAGTACAGCCTGACCTTGGGTTGATACCTATACAACAAAAGCTCCACATCATGCAGACTGCAACAGTTCAACAAATCTTCGATGATGTTGTGATCCCGACTGTTGCCAATGGTGTACGAGACTCATTGACTGCAATGACTTTGGATGTACCTGCCTCCGTCGCTATATCCTCACTCGCTCAAAAGATGCAACAAGCAACAGGTCGACAGCTCACAGAGATCAACACAAAGATCTCAATGTTTGGTCGTGCCGTTACTGCGTCGATAGCTGAAGAGGCAGGATTGAACCTTTATTTATACACAGGTCCAGACGATGGATTGACAAGAAAGTTTTGTAGTCCTCTTGTCGGTAAAGTTGTGAGTGAAGCACAAATGAAGAAGCTAAGTAATGGTCAAGGTCTACCTGTTCGCACTGGTGGTGGAGGAT